GATCAAGAAGATCTACGAAGATGAAAAGCCACTGTTCCAAGAGAACGCCAAAGCAACACTCTACGGCACATCTGACGCAGTAACCGCACTGGCTCACGACTCAGACACCAACCTACTACACGTAGGCACAAGCTCTGGTCGCTCAGTGTTTAGTGGGTTACGTCGAGTGGATAACACAACGGATGCAGTGGGTTCAGCAATTTCAGCCAGCAATGGCTTAGTGGTCGAGGATTAATTATGACTGTAAAAATTACAAAACCGGCTCTAAACCTACGCGAAGAACTAGCCGACCTACGCAAGCCCAGTGGTATCGCAGGGGAGGCTCTACTAAGGGCTGACTCTGTGCAAGAGCAGCGTGATCTGATTAATGCTGGCCGTAAGAACCTGATTATTAATGGTGGGTTTGATGTATGGCAGAGGGGTACTAGTTTTAGTGCTTCAGGCGGCTCACCTATATACACAGCAGACCGCTTCACTGCCAACATGTCAGGAGGCTCTACAGTAACATCTAGGCAGGTATTTACAGCAGGTCAAACAGACGTGCCTGATAATCCTAAATATTTTCTACGGTACAACTGCACAGTCGGTAACAATAATTGCGGGATTCATCAACGGCTTGAGGACATAAGTAAACTATCAGGTCAGACTGTCACCTTGTCTTTTTGGGCTAAGGGCACTAACCCATCTAGTGGTAGTTTCGTCTCAAGCTGGATACAAAGCTTTGGTTCAGGAGGTTCTTCTTCTTATGAGTGGGAGGCTGCTAATGGAATCGTACTTACAAGCGATTGGCAGAAATTTACTATTACAACGACAGTGCCATCTGTCTCAGGTAAAACAATAGGGGCTAATAATTTCTTATGGGTAGAGGTTTTACGTCAAGCAGGTACAGATACAGGCACCGCTGCGTGGACGGCTGACATAGCAAACGTCCAACTAGAACTCGGCTCAGTAGCCACAGACTTCGAGCATAGAAGTTACGGTGAGGAACTGGCTTTGTGTCAGAGGTATTATCAGAGATGGAGTGGAGTATCAGGAGACCAATCACCTATAGCTGTTGTCTGTTGTAGGTCAGGGGGTTCACATTCTACAGGACCTTTACTTTTTAAAGGGACAATGAGAGGTACTCCTACAATGTCTTATTCACAAGCTTCAGATTTCCAAGTACTGTTAGGGTCAGGCACTATATACAACAACCTTACTAGTATAGGGTTTGCGGATAAAGGTACGGATTCTTGTTTAATAATGCCGTATATCCCTAGTACCACTAATAATATACCAGGGACGCTTAGGGCAGTTTCTTCATCAGCCTTCGTTGCCGCAGATGCAGAACTATAGGAGATAACAAATGGAAATTACAAGCGTAAAACTACAGCAAGACTCCGGTTATCTCGTTAACGGCAATATGTCTGTACCAGAAGCAGAAGGCAACCGTCACTATCAAGCTGTTCAAGAGTGGATAGCAGAAGGTAACACTCCTGAGCCTGCTGACGTACCACCGGAACCTACTTATGGTGAGCTACGAGCTACTGAGTACCCCTCCATTCAAGAGCAGCTTGATATGCAGTATTGGGATAAGGTCAACGGAACTAACCAATGGCAGCAAGCGATTACTGTAGTAAAGGCTACGTACCCAAAGGAGACTACTAATGGCTAGAGGACAATCAGGATGGAAATCCAAAGCACGTAAGTTCGCAGACCTTATGGGTTCTGATGGTATGCTTAAATCAGAAGTAGTACCTGTGGAGACACCTACATGGTCTAGTCTCTCAGGTAAGCCTACTAACATTGCAACTACAGATGATATAGACGCAAATGTAACCGCTGCCAGTATTAAAACAAAACTACAGACTGTAGATGGTGCTGGTAGTGGTATTGACGCTGACTTACTGGATGGTAAACACGCTTCCGAACTTGGAGGTGGCGGTTACAACATGCAAGTGTTCACCAGCTCTGGTACTTATACTAAGTCTGCTGGTGTTAAGCATATCAAAGTTACTGTCACTGGTGGCGGTGGTGGTACTCGCTCTAACCAAACCGTGTGTCCTGGTGGAGGTGCTGGTGGCACCGCCATTGAATTCCTTGATGCTGCTTCAGTTTCGGCTAGTGTAGCTGTCACAGTTGGTGGTGGGGGTGCTTACAGAACCACTACGAGTAACGGTGGTACATCTTCCTTCGGATCTTACTGCTCTGCATCGGGAGGTAGCTGGGGCTCCAATTTCTACAACGGTATAGCGGGTGGTTCAGGTTCTGGAGGCACTATCAACATAGAAGGTGGTGATGGAGAAGGCCCCCACCACGGCGGTGGTGGGACCCACGGTGGTGCTGGTGGCGTATCCTACTGGGGAGGCGGTGGTGTTGGCGCATCTTTTGGTAGTGGTACTAGCGGACAGGCTTATGGCTCTGGTGGTGCTGGTAAGGCAGATAACACTAGCGGTGGTTCTGGTAAAGCAGGTATCGTAATGGTAGAGGAGTTCTTCTAATGAATAAAGTATTAATACAAGATGGATTAGTCCATGAAATCTTTGGTGAAGTAGCCCCTGAATTACATCCTGACTTACTAGTCGTAGATGCTCCTACTGATGTCGAAGCTGGTTACTCATATGCAGATGGAGTCTTCACGGCTCCTGAAGCACCTGATGCTACTGAACAGGCTAATATGGAAGCTCGTATCTACCTCGCAGAGACTGACTGGTACGTTGTACGTAAGTTCGAGACTGGTAAGGCTATTCCTCAAGAGGTTCTAGTTAAACGTGCAGAAGCTCGTGTAGCTATTGTAAACACATAAGGAGACATCAGATGTCAGACGAACCAAGGGTTCTCACAGAACACGACATTGACCACATTGCCGAGAGAGCTGCAGATAAAGCCCTTGAGAAAGTCTACACAGAGATAGGTAAAAGTGTAGTCAAGAAAGTATTGTGGGTACTAGGCTTAGGTGCCTTAGCTCTCATGGTGTGGATGAGCAGTACAGGTAATAAACCTTAGGAGAAGATTATGTTTGGTCTACCTTTAGAAGTTATAACAATGTTAGCATCCCTTATAGGCGGTGCAGCTCTTAAGCTTATGGCTCAGGCCCAGCAAGATAGAGCAGAGCAGTTACAAGCTGCTTTAACTCGCTTTGATAAATCAGAGGAAAGTGTAGAAAGTGCAAGGGGCTATCAGAATAAGAATGCTAGTTGGATCAGACGATTCCTCGTTATGTGTTTCATGGCTATGGCAGGATTCATCCTTATTGCTCCATTGCTGGGACAACACACAGTTGTTCCTGTTGAAGTCACAAGTGGCTTTAAGTTCTTGTTCTTTGACTTCTCTAATACAGTAACAGAATACATTACACTGGAAGGCGTAGTAGTGCCTGACTGGTTATCACATGCAATCATGTCAGTAGTTGGTATGTACTTCGGTCAATCAATCGTAACTAGAAAATAGTTATTGACTTTTACTAAAAAATATGGTATAATCTATTATGAATTACTTGGACGCAATCAACTCAGTTCTTAAACGCTTACGCGAAAGACCAGTTGAATCTGTTAATGAGAATGAATATTCAACTCTTGTAGGTATTCTTATAAATGATTCTCTTCAAGAAGTAGAACAAGCATGGGACTGGTCTGCTTTACGTAACACATTAACTGTTACCACTTCTGCTAATATCTTTAGTTATGAATTAAACGGTTCTCAGAATAGTATTAAGGTTCTGGATGTTGTTAACGACACTAGTAATCATGTTATGCATTATAAGGATGCATATTGGTTTACAAAACAATACCTCACAGCGGAAGATGTGCCTACCGGTTCCCCTCGTTATTACTCTTTCAATGGTATTAGTGCTGATGGTGATACTCAAGTAGATGTTTACCCTAAACCTGAAGCAGTTTATGATCTACGCTTCAACGTGATCCAACGAAGCAGTGATCTAACAGGTGAGAGTGAGGTTATTAAAGTCCCTAACGCTCCTGTTGTGTTACTAGCTTATGCTAAAGCAGTGGAAGAGCGTGGTGAAGATAATGGTCAAACAGGTAACTCTGCTTACAGCACTGCAGCTCGGTCACTATCCAATGCTATAGCCTTAGACGCTATCAAACACCCTGAAGAGACTATCTGGTACAGCGCATGAAACAATTACTAAGCTCGTCTATTGCAGCCCCCGGCTTTTTTGGTTTAAACACACAGGAAAGTAGTATTACTTTGGCTAGTGGTTTTGCCTTAGAAGCTGATAACTGTATCATTGATAAGTATGGTAGACTAGGTGCTCGTAAAGGTCATGTGTATCAGACTACCTCTGGAGGTACTGGCTCTACTTTAAGAGGTGTTCATGAGTTCGTAGGTATCTCAGGTTTTGTTGATTATGTTTCATGGGGTAATGGCAATGTCTATAAAGGTTTAGATACTCTGACTGCTCTGTCTACTGGTATAGCAATTACAGATAATGATTGGCAAGCTGCTACGTTAAATGATGCTACTTACCTAGCCCAGCCTAATCATCCTATGCTTAAGATTGATAATAACATGGCAGTTACTTCTCACACTACTCAACATTACAGCTTCGTTGTTTCTGCTTATGGTCGTTTATGGACAGGTAGTAATGGTAGTGATAAACATACTCTCTACTTCTCTAGTCTTAAGTCAGACTCTTTAACTGGAGGAACTTCTGGTTCTCTTGATATGCGAGAGATATGGACAGGAGGAGGTGACGAGATAGTAAGCGTTGCAGCCTTTAACGGACGTATCATTGTATTCTGTAAGAAGCATATTGTTATTCTTGCTGACGAGAATACTTCTGATCTAACTGTCAATCCTGTTAACCTATACGTAACTGATGTACTAGACAATGTAGGGTGCGTAGCTAGGGACTCCATAAAGGCTGTAGGAGACGACATCTTCTTCTTGTCATACTCTGGACTACGTTCCCTTACACGTGTCATACAAGAGAAATCTAACCCCTTAACGGACTTGTCTAAGAATATACGTGATGAACTAACACAAGCCATAAACAGTGAAGACCTCGGACATTTAAATGCTATCTACTCTCCTCTGAATGCTTACTACTTATTAGTATTCCCTAATGTAAAACTTGTTTATTGTTTTGATACAAGGGTTAAACTAGAGGATGGTAGCTTACGTGTAACTAAATGGACTAACACTTCCATCCTTAGTGGTACTACTATATCAGATGGTAGTTTATACTTAGGCATGGTAGATGGTATAGCTGAGTATAAAGGTTATTATGATAACGGCAGGGACTACTACATGTCCTACTACACTAACTACTTTGACTTTGACCAACCTACTATAACTAAGATATTGAAGTCAGTAGGTGTTACTTTAATTGGAGGTAGTGGACAAAACTTCACAGTTAAGGTAGGTACTGATTACACAGATCAGCCTCGTTCTTATAATAGAAGCGTTAAGCAAAGTGCTGTATCTGAATACAATATTGATGAATACAATATTGCAGAATTTACAGGAGGAGGCTCTACTGATCGTATTAAAGTAAGTGTTGGTGGACATGGTAGTGTAATACAACTAGGTTTCAATGCTTATATTAGCGGTGATCCTTTATCAATTCAAAAGTTTGACGTATATGTTAAACAAGGCAGGACTAACTAATGAGTAATTATACTAAATCTACAAACTTTGCTGTGAAGGATGGCTTACCTTCAGGTGATACAGGTAAAAGAGTAAAAGGTACAGAGATTGATGATGAATTTAATTCTATCTCCACTGCTATTAACTCCAAGGCCAATACTAATAACACGGCTTTAACGGGTGTTCCTACAGTACCTACTGCATCTACTGGAACTAACACAACACAGATAGCTTCTACTGCTTTTGTACTAGCTAATACAACTGCTGCTGCTGTTAATAACCTAGCTTATCCTATAGGCTCTATCTACACTTCTGTTAGCTCTACTAATCCAGCTACTTTACTAGGCGTAGGTACGTGGTCACAGTTTGCAGCAGGTCGTACACTAGTAGGCGTAGATACTGGTCAGACTGAGTTCGACACAGTAGAAGAGACTGGTGGTGCTAAAACCCATACGCTGTCTGAGGCTGAAATGCCTGCTCATACTCATACATACCAAGAAACACCTGCTCCTTTACATGATGTGGATATGTTTCAGTATATGGTGCCTATGGCAGATCCTCAACAATCAGCGACTACAGGAAGCACTGGTGGAGATCAGCCTCATAACAACTTACAACCATACATAACTGTATACTTCTGGAAACGTACAGCTTAGGTTTAATTAGAGAGGGTTAATATTATGGTTGCATGGCTACCATTACTACAAGGTGCATTAGGAGCTTATGGTTCTTATCAGGCACAAAAGAAATTAGGTCAAGCCTCAGACAGTATGTTTGGTGCTGGTGATCAAGCATGGGAACGAGGACAATACACTCCTTATGGTGTTACTACTGGACTAGGTTCTGCTTCATTTGAAGATGGTAAAGCATCATTTGCTCTTGATCCACGATATGCTACACAGAGAGAATCTCTTCTAGGTTTAGGAGGTAGTGCATTAGGCGCAGCAGAAGGTGACTATGATCAACTAGCTGAACAGATGTACCAACGTCAGCGTGGCTTAGGGGCTGATACACGAGCTGCTGAAGCACAGGCTTTAGGTGAGTCTATGTTTGGTGGAGGTACTCGTGGACTACGTGTTAGTGGTGATGCGCTAGGAGCTGGTACTTCTGATCCTTTATCTCCACAAGGTTACGGCTTTGCTCAAGCGTTTGCAAAACAGGAGGCTGCCGATCGAGCTTCCTCTTTTGAACAAGCACAACAACAACGTCTACGTGAACTGGACATTGGTACTGGTATGCTAGGACAGGCTCTAGGTCTTGATCAAGCTGGTATGGCAGGTATCGAACTCGGTGGTATGCTCGGTAGTCAGAAGGCTAATGCAAATAATGCAGCTATGGCTAACTTGATTAATGCTTATGGTACAGGTACTAACTTACTAGCTCGACGAGGACAGTCTATTGCTGGTGGTTTAGGAGGTTTAGGCAGTAGCTTAGGTAGTTTTAGTAGCATGCCTCCTGTAGGTAATGCAATGTTATCAAGCACTCCTGTAGGTGGTCAGAACACTTGGAGAGACTACACAGACAATAACGGATATGGAGTAGGTTAATCATGGCTAGTGATGTAATGAGTTTATTTGGTTTAGATCCAAACATTATCCAACAACAACGTATGCAGTCTGGTATTGATCAGGCTGCTCGTATGTCTGCTGATTACGCTGTAGGCGCGGCAGGTGGTGGTATGCTGGGAGCAGGTATTAATTCTGCTTTTGGTTTACAGACTCCTGAGATGCAACAAGCTGCTGCAGTACAGGGAGGTATGGCAGGAGCTGATT